CCGGTCGAAACGACCCGGGCCTTCGTAATATGGAGGCTGTTGACGCAGGGAACTTTAACTTCCTTGCCGGAACGTTCCGTCTCCGTCACCGTGGCGGCGAACCCAAAGGAAGGACTGAAAGATGCGTTGGCGTCGGAGCCAGTGAGGGTGTACTTGCAAGAGCTGCCGACGAAGGGGATGGAGAGTGTGTACTTCTTCATGGTTTACCTCGTTATGGAGTTGTGTAGAATTTATCCGTTGTCCACGTGCTACCGTTGTCCGAGGACAAGTAGTCCACGATCATCTTGAACTGGCCGCTATAAGCGGAAGCCTCGAAAATCATGCGGCGCGTCGTTCCGTCTATCAAGTGACATACTGGACGCGGGTAGAACTTCTGGTTCGAGGAGCCGCCACCGATGCAGAGCGTGACGTCTAGCCCCTCGTTCAACGCGGCGTAAACGATGGCGCCTGCGGGTGGGGTCGTTGAACCGTCGCCGAGCATGACGTGGTTAATGACTCTGCCCACGTCGGCCTTGACGTCGTAGTTTTCATCGTTCTTGCTTACTATCGGCAGGGTGTAGTTCTGCCCCGTCAGTAGCTGCACTAGGCCGGACTCGGTCGTTATCTCGTTGACCACGTTGCTCGGGTCCATGACTACCGTAGCGGAAGTGCCGGACACCGTAACCTTGACCCACCCGTGTGTCTTGCCCTCGACGTTGTTCAACCCCTGCACCACGTTCGTCGCGCTAACGCTCGCGCCGATGACCGATACATTGTCGACCGTCAAAACCGGCGATTCCTGGGAGTGCTCGGCGTCGTAGACGCACACCTTGTACGTGCTACCCTTGCTTCCGATTACCTTCGTCATGGGGTGCCCGCTGTTGTCCAGCTCGATGCACTCCTGGTTCGCCGTGCCGTCGAAGTTGGCGTAGGTGATGACGGGAGTGGAGCTGCCCGCGATGAACACTTTCACGTAGCCGTTTCGGATGGTCTCCCCGTTCGTATCTGTAAGCGGGACGAGCGGGTCGATGATGTAGCCGTATTGGGTGGTGCTCAAGGCCATAATTCTTGCTCCTTATTTCATGTAGGATTTCAAAATGGATTTGCGGAGTGCGTCGTTGGTGATGCCCCTGGAACGCAGGCCGCGCTTCTGCGCGAGGACGCGGAGGTCGGATGTCGCCACGCCGTCGAGGGCGTTGGAGTTGCTTCTCAGTTGCTTGCGGGCGCCGAAGTCGGCCCCGGTGTACACGCCGTTGGATACGGGCGACTGGGTGAGCGTGAAAATGCACTTGCAGTTCGGGTGGTGTCCTACCGTCCCGTCCTGCATGATGATGTCGGCCCCGCGAAATACGCGCCCGTTGCACCGGAGGCAATATTGGCACGTGCCGGACTTGGATGCGCCAGGGTTGATGGACTGCTTGTACGAGCTCTTGTAGAGCGCCTGCGGGTTCACCTGGGCCGCGGACTCGCCTCCCATGAGGGTCACGGGTCCCATGTTGCGCTCCTGTTGATCCAGGGCGCGGTCGAAGGCCCTCGCAGTGGGGTTCATTGCGAGGAGCTTGTCTAGTACAAAGTTTCCCGTGCGTGCCATATACTACCAATATAAATTATTTTTCTTCTTCGGGCCAAACCGTTCCTGCAATTTCCGGGACCTGCGGCAGGAGGTAGCGTGTGAGCGCCTTCGGTGCGTACCGTGCGGCGGTCTTCGCTCCTTCCCTGGAAAGCGGACTCTCGTAAGCCACGGGAGCCTCCGCCACGTACTTCAACAGTCCGCGGGCCTCGCTCGGGCGCGTTCCGATGGTGGAGAGCACCTTCTTCGCCGCCTGCTCGCCCTTGAAGGCGTTCGCCGCCTTCTTGTGCGTCCTGAACCACTTCTCGATTTCTTCCGACTCCCTGGCGATCCTGTACTCGTCGGGGTTGGATGTCTTTACGCCGGAAACGCCGACGAAGGACTCCCTGCCTTCCACGTCGCGGAGCCCCTGGCTCTGCAGCTTCCTCAGCAGGTCTCCGGCGTCCTTCTCGGAAAGTCCTCGGCTAACCTCGTCGAACGAGAGCTTCTGCGTGGTCGTGGTCTCGAGAGCCTCCTGGCCCATCTTCTTCGCCTCTGCCTGGACTTCCTTCTCGAAGCCCTTGCCGATTTTCTTGGAGGTCTTGAGGGTCTCGGATGCCTTCTCGACGACTTCCTTGTCGCCTCCGAGGAGATACTTGTCCAGGACCTTCACGGCCTGCTTCCTTTCTCCTTCGGAGAGTCCGGCCCGTGCGACTTCCTTCACTGCATCCTCTGCGTACGGGTTGACAGCAGGGTTCGCCATGCCGCCCGTGAGGGCCTTCTTCGTGGCTTCCACGACCTGGCGGCGGGAACCTTCTCCCGTTCCCTTCGTGATGTTCTGCAGGGTCTTCTCGCCAAGCTTCTGCCCGCCGAGATATTGACGGAGCCCGCCCTTGAGAATGCGGCCTCCCGGACCCATGGCGCGGCTCAGTCCGCCGCCTCCGATAATGTAGGCGCCGATGTCCGCGCCGAGGTTGGCTGGAAGGTCCTTCACGGAGACGTCCTCGTCCGTAGCCACGTCCAGGACGTTGCGGACGGCCATGGCCGGAAGAGCGACGACCGGCGGGGCGGCCTCGCCTACGCGGAGGACGTCGGACACCACGTCCGAAGTAGTGACGGGTTCGCCCGCGTAATACTTGCCGGACGTCCTCGGGGTTGTCACTTCCTCCTTGAGTCCTTCCACGATTCCGCGCCCTTCCTTTTCTTCCTGGAGAGCCTTTTGCTGCGTAGCCTTGGAGGCAGCCTCGGCAGCCCTGCGTCGGTCGTCCATGTTGTCGAAATCGAGCCCGGCCTTTCGGAAGTTCTCGCGGGTGACTGCGAGCCATTCGCGGTTGCTCATGCCTTCGCGGGACGGGAAAAGGTTATCGGGTACGCCGTACTGAATCTCGGCCTTTTCGCTGAAGATGTCTGCGAAAGATTCCGGGAAAGCCTCCATGATTTCCTCGTCGGTCATTCCCTCGGTGAGCGGATCGTCGGAGCGCACCGACTCGAGGAGGTCTCCACGCTTGGCGAGCTTCTGCTCCGCCTCGATGGCTTCAATGGCTCGGCGGTTCATCTTATCGCCCATGAACTTCTTCAAGTCCTTGGCATTCTTGATACCCTTAAAAGCGTCGTAAACGCCCGGGAGGTTGTTCCTCTCGGCAAATTCTCTCATCATTTCGTCGTTAATCTTGATAGCCATGGGAGCCTCACTTCTTGCCGAGCAATTCGCCCAGCTTGGGGTAGGAGTTGTATTCCTTGTCGTTCTTTGCAAACTCCATGATGCGGTTAAACGCGCCGACCTTCACCTTGTCGTTACGGGAAGCGGACTTTTTGAAGTTCCCGAGAACCTTGGACACGTCTCCGGCACTCTTGATTCCAAGCGTGGCCATGTCGGCCTTGATTGCCGCGAGCTTTTTTTGGCGCGCCTTGTCCGCTTCATCGTTTTCGCGGATTTTCTGCTGCGCCTTCGCCTGAATCGCGCGCTTTTCCTTGTTGGTCGTGTCGCGCTCCGCGAACTTGGCGAGCTCGGGTTCGGTGAGCGTCGACTTTTCTTCCTCGGTGAGGACCACATCGACGGCAGCGGAAGGTTCTTCCCCGTCCGCGGCCTTGGGCGCCTTGCCTTCGGGCTGTTCATCGACCGAGGCGTATTCTTCCCACTTGATGCCGTAGTTCTTGAAGAACTGGTGCTTGAGCGTGTCCAGCTTGTTCTTCTTCGCGAGCACGTTCTTGTCGGTGCTCGCCGCCTTCTCGTCGGTCGCCATCTTGGCTTCCTCGAAGGCGCGGGTGTATTCCGCGTCGGCGTCGAAGATGGCCTGCGCGTCGTTAGACTTGTTCTGCTCGCGCATGGCCTCGGCCTGCTCTTCCAGGGCCTTCTGCTGCCCTGCGCTAACAGAGCGTGCGCTGCGCTGTGCGCGTGCCTGGAGCCACGCATCGATGTCGGAATCCTTGATGCCCTTCGCCTTCGCCATCGCGACGACCTTGTCCTCGTCCATGTCGGAGAGGGAGTTCGCCTTGATTTTGTCGCGGCGGGCGCGGAGCTCGTCGTTCTGCGCCTCTAGGTTCGCTATCTTGGTCTGCAGTTCCTCGCGGCGGCCCCTAATCTGCGCCGCCTGCTGTGCGTCCCGCATCTGGGTGTCTACTGCTGCAAGGGTATTGATGGCCTGGGCCTTCTCGGTAAAGGGGATGCCCGTCTGCGGTTTGTTTGCAATGTAGTCGGAAAGAGCCATTCGTCAACCCCCAAGAGCTTCGAGTTCTGCGTTGAGCTTTTCAATCTGTTCTTCGTTCTCCTTGATCTGCTCGTCGATGGCGGAGAGTTCCTCGGAATCGTCGAACTGCGCGAAGAAGTCCCTCGACCTCTGCGCGTCGTATGCGTTCTTGACAGCCCCGGCTATGGCGCCGAGACCCGCTCCCGCGCGGGCGAGGTTGTCCGCCTGCTGCCGGATGCCCGTCTGCAGGTCGAACTTGTATGCGGAAAGTGGCGTAAAGTTGAGAGCCATTTTTCACCCCCTAAGGTTTGATGTCGGAATAAATCTGCGCGGCGCTACCGAAGATCCCGAGGAGCTGCTGCAGCCACGTGGGCCGGCTCGCAGCGTCGATGCCGAGCTGCGCCTTGGCCTGCGCGAGCGAAAGGTTCGTCCCCATCTGCGCCATGAGGAGGTTCACGAGGTCCTCGTTCGTCCCCTGCAGGTTTCCGACGTAGGAGCCCGCGAGGTTGCCGAGCTGCTCGGTCTTGAACTTGGTGGTGTCCATGCGCTGCTGCGCCTCGGTCTGTTCCGCGGACGTGATGTCGCGGGCCTTCTGGTATTCCTGCTCCGTGGCCTTCATCATGCGGTCGAAGGCGTCGCCGTAAAGTTCGCCAGCCTTTGCGGACGCTTCCGCCTGGAGCGCACGTGCGGCACTTCCGCCGGTAAGTCCGCCCTGTCCCGCCATGGCCTGCTGCGCCGCCTTGACACTCTCGTCGATGACGTACTCGGCGTTGGGGTCGAGGTACTTGGAGACGTCTCGGTCGAAACCGAACCCGGTCAGCGCCTCGTGGCCGGAGGTGTAGTCGGTCGGGCGCATCTCGTAGAGCGTACGCTTGTACTTCTCCATGGTCTCGGGGCCGATGATGTCGGCAATCTCAGCACGGTTGGTCCCTATCATTTCGGCGGCCTGCCCGTACGCGGCGTTGGCCGCGGCCTGCTGTTCCGAGAGCGTATTCTGCGCTTCGGAGTAGGCTTCATCGGTCTTTCCCTGGTTGGTGAGCCCGAGCGTGTCGGTCACTCCATCCGCGACGCCGCGGGCCATGCTTCCGAGCTTGGAACCGAGGCCAGAGCCACTATCCCCGGTAAAAAATCCTTTAACGTATCCAATCGGAGTATTGTCAATCATATCTCCGACAAAGTCGCCGATGTCGCCAAAACTGAACCGTTGCTGGTTGGTAGGGTCAACAGATACCCTGTACTTATCGAGTGCGCCTGCCATTATAGGTTCTCCTTTACTAAAAGTGTCGCCTCCATGTATGCGACGGAGGTCTCGTTAATTTCCAATTCCGTGCGCCCCGCGGCTATCACGAACACCTTGTCCGGGATGGCCTCGAGGAGTTCCTGCGGGTCCTTCTCGTATACCTTCACGGCGAAGGCGAAGCGGGAGTCCGGGAACTTCAACGACGGGACGTTCGATAGGTCCACGAAGCCGTCCGTGAATAGGTGCACCATCTGCCCGTTCTTCACGGAAACGAATGGCGAGAAGGTCATGGTGTCCACCACTCCGTTCCCGAGGTCCGCGTGCTGTAATACTTGCCTGTCCGCCATGATTAAATCCTGTTACCGCATTGTAGATAGCTCAAGTACGCCGTGGCGATTTCGAACTGCACGGGGTCCGCCATCCTCACCTTGAAGGCGAAGCGGGCGCCCCTTCCGAGGCAATTCCACCGCACGCGGTATTGGTACTGTCCGACCTTGCCGGCGTATGCCCACAACTCGTTGGACCACGTGCGGCCTCCGTCAACGCTCACCTGCAGCATGACCTTGGGATTGTACGCCGCCCCGTTCGGGTTCGCGTCCATGGTGGCACCAGCGTTCATCACCAGCTCGAGGGATGTCGCCACTATGTCGTTCACCCCGTCGTACTTGATGCCCGTCACTCGTTCCTTGCGGAGGTAGTACGGGGCGGTGGAGAGGTTGTCCTCGTCCATGTAGCGGTCGGTCCCGGAGGAGGGCCAGAACTCGCAGAGACGGAACTTCCCGCCCTTGGTGTATGTGGCGAAGAAGGGACGGCCCTCGAACTGGATGGCGTAGAATACGTTCCAGGCGAGACGGTCTCCGCGTTCGTCGAAGGTGGCGCGGTCCGCCCACGTATCCTCGGTCAGGTCGTAAGCGAAAGTTTCCTCGAACTCCCCGTAATATTCAAAAATGGAAACGACGAAGAACGAGTGGCCCTTGTACGAATAGGTTATCGTCCGGATGTCCTTAATTCCTGCGGTTCCCGTATAGCGTGCGAGGCGCTGGTCCACGGAGAGGCTGGAAATCTTGCGGACGTTGCCGGACTCGTCGACGGCATAGACGCCGAGCATACCGCCCGGACCCTTGCCGACAAAATAACACTCGTTGCCTATCACCTTTACCGCATTCGCGAAATCCACGCCCGCGAGCGAAGTCTTCGCCACGATTGCGAACGGGGCGGTGGTGGAGTTCTGCCAGCGCAGGATTTCGAGCGAGTTGTGGCCGAAGACGAAAAGGGAGGAGTCCGTGGCGCGGAGGGCCACGACTGAGTCGGCCTTGAAGTCCATCTTCATCGAGTTCAGTGACGAGGTGTAGGTCTGCCTCGTCTCCAGCGTCGCGGGGTCGTACGTTCCTACAGCCGGGGCGTAGAAGACGTTGTCGTCCCACGTGACCTGGGTCCCGTCGGCCTTGGTGTACTTGTACTGCGTGAGGTTCTGCTCGAAGGCGTGCGTGTCGTTGGCGTCCGTCGGCCTGTTGAGCTCGCTCCAATAGATGTAGTCCTGGTTCTCGTCGTTCAGCACGATGCGGAAGTTGAGCTGCGCTATCTGCGAAGGCCATATGGTCCCGGCGTGGTCGAAGGCGTTGGGGAGGGTCAAGGACGGGCTGTACTGCGGAGGGGTCGCTTCCACGTATGCCTGGGAAGGGTCGACAACGACCAGCTTGTGGTCGCAGAGGACGAGGGCGAGGCCGTTGGGCATCTCCTCTATGATGGAGGGTGTGCCGACACCTGTCGCGGTGAACATCCCGACCTTCGTCTTCGTTCCGCCGTACGTATTGTAGATGTTGTAGTCGTCACCCTGCGCGACGACGAGGACGGACTCCTTGATACTGTCATTGCCGAACGGGTTGGAGTTTACGACACCGAAACCCGAAAAACGCTCCTGCGAGTAGAGGGAGCCCTGGTTGAATCCCTCCACCCCCTTGAGCATCTTGGTGGTGTAGGTGTCCGTCGCGGTGACGGTCTCCGGGTACATATTGAGCGACTCCTCCATCCCGAGAAACTCGGAATCGAGAAGGCGCGAGGAACCCCCGCAGAACGAGTTTATCTGCACGGTGCGGGCTGCCACTAGAACACCCCCGGAAGGCGGCCCACGCCGCCGTAGAACTTGTCGTCGATGCTCGGGACCGTGCTCGGCACGTCCAGCGCCTGGGTCTCGATGTCCTTGATGTACTGGAGCAGCGTGTCGCGCTCGGACTTCTTCCCGGCCTTGAGCGAGTCGTTGATGGAGAGGTTCTCGACCCACCTGTACTGAACGTCGGCGGTGAGTAGGTTTATGAACTCGGGCGGGAGCGTGAGTACGTCGTCATCGTTGAACGGCTCCATGTCGTAGGACACGACGGCCACGATCTCGTACATGGAGTTGCGGTCCAGGTAGAGCTTGCCGCGGAGTTCCGAGCCCTCGAAGAACTTCTCGTATGCGAAATTGTACGGGCAGGAGCCCACGCCCTCGTATGCCGGGAGGTTGTGGAACTGGACGGGCCTCAGCTTGACGTAGTTCTCGCCGCTGCGGTAGAAGACCGTGTTCACGTTAAGCGGGACCTTGTCGGAAAAGAGGAACTCCTTCCCGGTTCCAAGGTTTAGGCGTGAGTGCGTGAAGTGGAGGAAACCCTGCACGTTGTATTCACGTACGCACTTGTTGATTAGCCTGCGGCAGCGTGCGGCGTCCGCATCGGTCGCGGGCTGGCCTCCCACGAGCTGGCCTATTTCGTCAAGGATGTCCTGGATAAGTTCGCGTACGAGCATGGAAAAAACCTTTAAAAAGAAAGCTAGAGCCCGTCCTTCTTCGAGGTGGTGAAGATGTCGGGGCTCTAGCTTGTTTTCTTACAACTTAAGGAGAAATGAAAGATTTTCTCCCGTCCCGGAGGCTAGGGACCGGGCGGGAGAACATGGGGACACGAATTAGTTCAACTGGATGTAGCCGAGGGCCACGCGGCGGCTGTCGACTGCGCCCGAGAGGAACGCGACGTCGAAGCGGTACGTGCCGTTGCGGTTCACGTCGCCGTGGACAACGGCGGACATTTCCAGCTTGCCGCTCGGGCTCTTGGCGGAAACTTCTTCCAGGCCGGAGTCGTCGAGCTTGACGCTGTCGAGTTCCACGTTGCCCTTCTGGAACGCCCAGATTAGTGCGTACTTCTTGTTGGCGGTGTGCTTCCAGGTCACGGAGGCGGTCGCTGCCGGGAGGGCGGACACGTTCTTGTGGGCGCCCGTGGCGTTGATTTCGCCGACCTTGAGCGAGATGGTTCCGCTTCCGCCCGTTGCGTCAGCCTGGACCACGAACACCTTGTCGTCGGCCATTTCGTGACCGAGGACGTCGCACTTCAGGACTCCGGCCACCGTGAAGATGGAGCCGGCCTTGATGACGGTCGCGGTCGTGATGTTGGCGGAGGCGAGCACGATGGTGTCGGAGCCTTCGGTCGGCTGTGCGCTCACGGTCGTGGATGCCGGGGCGGCACCGAGGGAGAGAACCGGCATCGGGGTGTTCTTCCACATGACGTTGGAGTATTCGCCAATCTTTGCCTTGCGGTAGAGTTCACCGGCGATGGCTTCCTGGTTGAACTGGTTGAGGCCCTTCTTGGCAATCTTGGACTTCATGCGGCCACTCATGTAGCCGACGAATTCACCGCCGCAGCGGGCGTCCGTGAGGGCTCCGGCCATGTCGGAAAGCAGGCCATAGCCGTCGAAGCTGGAGCTCGTTCCGTCCTCGACGAACACGGAGTCGGCGTAAAGGCCGGACTCGGAGATGATGGATTCCTGGATGGAGGCGCCGAGTTCCGGAGAGCGGGGCTGGGCGACTTCGGTCTCGAAAGAGTCGAGGTCGACGACCTTCTCGAGGGAGTTGATGCCGGCGGCGTTGGTCGCGACGCAGACGGTGAATTCGCGTTCGAATTCCTTAACGTCGGTATTGGTGATGTCGCCGCCTTCGCCGATAGTCGGGATGCCGCCCTTCTTGACGACGGTGTGACCCGGGTCGGGGATGGCGACCTTGATCTTGCCGCCCCTGCGGCCACGGAGGCCGGTCTGGGTCGAGCGGGTGTCTTCGATAATCGGGCAGGACTCTTCGATTTCAGCGGTGAAGATTTCAAGGCCCGGTACGGTAATAATGGAGTTAGCCATGATGAATTCCTCTTGTTAGCGGAGTGGATAGCGTTCCGGTCTGTTCTTCTTCAACCATTCCCTGGCGTTGAACTTCCCGGCCGCCTGTGTTTTGCCCACCGCCCCGGTAGAGGGGATGCCGCTAGTCGTCGGCTTGGCGGGCGCCTGTTTTCCTGCCTCGGTCTGCGTAGCGGTCGGCGTTGCCGTCTGCGTCTGCTTTTCCTTGGCCTTCTGCAAGAGTGCGTTCTCGAAATTCTGCAATTTCATGAAGAGCAGGTCCTTGGACCAGGACTTCATCTGTTCCTGCACCTTGGCGTCCTTGCCTATGGCCATTGCCATGAGGAGGCCGACGGGTGACTGGTCGATGATTTCCTGGTAGAGCTGGCCTTCTTCCGTCTCGAGCCATTCGGAGTTGTCCTCGAGAAATTCCGAAAGGACCTCGTTGAACTCCTGCCTCTGCTCGGGAGTGCGGAAGGTCTGCTCGACCTTCTTCTGCGCCTCGGCGTTCTTGGCCGCAACCGCGTCCCTGTCCGCCTGGGTCTTCTGCTGTTCCTCCAGGATTTCCTTCTTGAGTTCCTCCTTTCGGTATTCTTCGAACGCTTCGGACGTCGGGAAATCTTCTCGCTTGAGCTTCGGCGCCTTCCCTTCCAGTTTAGCCTTGAGGTCGGCTATCTGTGCTTGGAGGGCCTCCACTGTCCTGCGGTGGCTGCGCTCTTGCCTGTGCAGCCTCTTTTCGAAATTTGCCTGCGTCTTTTCCCACCGCCTGTCGTCCTTGCCGCTATTGTCCGGCTGCGCTCCGTTCGAATCGGAGGAGTTGGGAGTCGTGTCGGTGTGTTCATCGCCGCTTCCGTCCGTATCGCCGCCCGTCGGCTGCGTTTCCGTCTCGGTCGTGGTCGTCTCCGCGTTAGTTTGTTCGGGATTGGCGGGTTTACCCTTGGCCGCGGCCTCTTCGGCGCGGTACTTGTTCAAAAGTTCCTGGCTTGGTAATGCCATGTCTCACCTCTTTTTTTTGAATAAAATAATTTAAAAATTTCAAAAATGCAAACGGGAAAAGGCGGTTATACCGCCACTCCCGGTGCGTTTAGTTTGTTCGTAAGTGTATTGTTAATTGACTGCCCGAGTTTTTCGATAAGGTCGGCCCGGAACTTCTCGGACTCGAGGCGGAGGCGCTCTGCTTCCTGTAGGGCCTTCACGACGGAATCGCGTGCCCTGGTGTCGGCGTTGCGGCTCTCGATGAAGAGGCGCTCGGCTTCCGCCCTCTGCTCACCGTTCATCTTTGCGAGCTCGAGCTGGCGGTCCTTCTCGTTCTCCATGGCCTTCGCCTCGATTTCGACGAGCTTCGAGCGGAGTGCCGCCTCGTTGTTCATGCGGGTGATGACGAGCTGGTTCTGCCCGGCGATGATGTCCGCGTCGATGGTGCGGCGGTAGTCCTCCACCTGTTGCGCCTGCTGCTGGTTCTGCTGCGTGAGGAGCGCCACCTGCTGCTGGAGCGCCACGATGTCAACGCCGCCGTCAAGGCCGAGGGCCTGCTTGATTTCCGGCGGGAGGGTCGTGTAGATGGCCGCGGCGATTGCCTCTGCGTTCTCGAAGTCGCCTGTCTTGATGGCCTCGGCGAGGAGGATGGGCTTCACCGCTTCCGGGGCGAGGCTCTGGAAGGCGAGAATCTGCTGGCGTCTCTGTTCCCTCTTGAGCGCGTCCTCGGGACCCTTGAGCAGCTTCACGGAGTAGGTGTTCTCCATGTTGTTGTAGATGCAGAGCATCTCCACGATGACCTCGGCCACGTGCTGGATGGAGCGCTGCAAATGGCGGTAGTAGTGCGAGACGTTCGTCACGAGTGCGGAGGAGCGCGTGAGGATTTCGGCGGCGGTCTTCTGCACCTCCGTGGATGCGTTGAAGCCGAGGCCCTCTTCCGGGATTCCTATCATGCGCGAAATCTTGTTTAGCGAGTCGTTGATGACGGGGATGAGGTCCGCGGTCATGACGACCGGGTCGACGCGGTTCGGCTTCGGAAGTTCCACCCAGGATTCTCCCTTCTTCGTATACGCCTTGTACCTCTTGTAGCGGGCCATGTCGTTCTCGTAGTCCTTTGTGAGGTTCTCGATGGACTCTGCGGAAACCTCGGTGTAGGGTACGCTCGGGACGCTCACACGCTCCCACAGCGAAACGTAGCAGCCGTTCACGATCTTGCAGAGGTGCTTGGTGTCGCGGACAAAACCCTTGTAGAACTTCTTGCGGTCATCCTTGAAGCGCTGCCCGTAAATCGGGACGACCGGCAGGCACGAGAGCCCCTTGAACTGCACGCGCTTGATGACCTTGTCGCCCACCACCTGGATGAACCACACGCCCTGCGCGTCCTTGCGGTAGAAGTGGACAAGGTTCACGGAGCCGATTGACGAGTTATAGTTCGCAAAGCTCCACGTTTTCGTCTGCTGGATTCTTTCCTTGCTAGGGATGGTGACGCCGTTGGCCTCGGCCATATCCTTCACCCTGTCGTACGGGAGCTGCTCGACGATGCCGAAGAACTCCGCGTCCCTTCCGTCCAGCTTGCGGGAGCACGGGTCGAAGATGCAGGCGCTCGGCTCGTATGCCAAGTTAATCTCGATGCGGCCATCCTCGGTCGTAAGGTACATGAAGGAGCCGCCCTCCTCGAGGATGTCCTGGAGCCCTTCCGAGAACACGGACACGTCTGCGTCGCTGTTCGTGAAGGTTTCCTGGAGCTGCTGGTCCAGGAAGTCGCGGAACTTGTCGCCGTTCCTCGCCTCCACCTGCGCCTTGAATGGGTTCGTGAGGAAAAGGTTCTTTGTCGCGTTGACGTAGAGAGGTAGCGGGTTCACCGTTGCCGTTGCGCGGTTCGCCGTCATGGCCTTTATGTCCACCTCGTTGAAGGCTACCACGTCGGCATATACGCGGGCGTCGTCGCGCTTGCGCTCGTTCTCCACGTTGAAGTAGTCGTTCGACTTCTCGGCCATCTCGACGATGTCCTCGATGATCTTGCGTTCCTCTTCCGGCGAGGGGAGCGCAGCCTGCGGGTTTATGTCCTGCGGTACGATGTCTACCGCTTCTTCGTTTTCGTTAGCCATTAGTAGCTCCTTGTTGGTGCGGGAATGAATTCTTCCTCGGTTTCTTCTGTCAATGGTTGCGGGTCTCCTCGGTAGCAGGCGAGACACATGGCGTCAGCCTGGTCCGGGGACTTCCCGATGATGCTCTTGATGTACTTCTTCGGGGTGAGCTGTATCTGCCCGGAGTTGTTCATGAAGTACGTCTGCGGTACGAGCTCGTCTTCCACGTCGGTGTCCCCGATGTAGAAGCCGTTCTCGATAATCATGCGGCGGGCGTTGAAGTAGATGTACGCCCTCATGTTCGCGAACTTTGGGTCAGGCGACGGAGCGCCGAAGTTTACCTTGTTGACAGGTACCTTGATTTTCTCCTGTTCCATGAGTACGATGAAGCCCGCGTCGAAGCCGCCCGTATGGTCGAGCGATAGGGACTCGAAGTCCCACTTCTGGTGCATCCGCTTGAACTCCTCGAAGCACTTCCGACCGTTGTCCTTCCCGATGACCTTCTTCTCTGCTATGCCGCAGTCGTCCACCGCGAAGATGCAGGTCGTGTCGTTGCCCTCGTAGGCGAAGTCGATGCCGCAGCGCTTGCGGCCACCGGAAACGCGGCGCACCGTGGCGAAGGATGATGGCGGGAAAACGAGGTTCATTTCCTCGGCATCAAGGTCGCCGAAGAGCTCCTGACGCAGGAAGGCGGGTGTGTCGAGCAGGGACTCGTAGACGGTGCGCTTGTACTGCGCGGTCGTGAACGGGTTGTCGAACGTTGACGCGGTGAGAATGAGATGGTCAACGACGGGCGGCGCCTTCGCCATCTTGTTGAAGTACGAACCGGCGAGCCCGGTGGATGTGTAGCACTGGGTCGTGGAGAGTCCCTTGTTGGAACGGCAGGCGAGCAAGCCGTTCTTGATGGCCTTCTTCGGAACGTACGCCGCCTCATCGCAGTAGAAGTCCTCGAGGTTGGTGTAGCCGCGCGGACTGTCCGGGCGCGTCCCGGATAGGAACACGATTTTCCCGTAGCGCGTCTCGATTGTGTGCTCGGTTAGGTTGGCCTTGTACTTCACGTGGAACTTCTCGAACCACTCCTGCGTGGCCGGCATGATGGTCTCGCGGATAAGACCGAAGGTCGGGGCGATAAGCATGGCCGAGCGCCCGAAGTTCACATTCCTGTACGCCAGGCGGCACGTCACGCCGGAAGTCTTCCCGGAAGCTCTCCCGCAGCACGCGAGCGTGAACTCGTTGTCCGCGAATATCAGCTTCTGCTGGAAGGGCGAAATCTTGAGCCTGTCTCCGTCACTTGCTCCCCATTGCATCGAGGACCTCCTGCGGGATGGCTTCGGGAACCTGCACCTCGAAGACCACCTTGCCGGACGTCGGTGCGTCGGGTTCCTCTATGTCGGTCTTGAAGAAGTGCTCCAGGAACCAGATGGTGTGGGAGCGCGTCTGCGCGTTGAGGAAGTAGGCATCGTTCTCGATGTACTTCTTGAGGTCTTTTTTAGTTTGTACGAAAATCTTCTCGAGGTCCTCGATGACGGACTTGAACTCCTCGCGGTCCGAATCTTCTTTGTACTGTTCCGCGTACTTGAGCGGCGAGAAGTAGTGCGAGATGTACGGCAGCTCCTCGACAAGCGAGAAGAGCGAGAAGATGAACGCCTGGACGGTGAAGTCGGAGATGGCGGCGTGTGTAATCATGAGGCACTCGTACTCGTGCTGGTCTACGCATTCGGAGCGGTGCTTGAAGGTGATGACGAACTTCTCGTTCATCCACTTGATACCCTCGCGCAGCTTCTCGACCATCGGGCGCCTGTCTTCGCGCATCTTGCGACCGAGGAAGCCCTGCTTCTCGCGGAAGGTTTTCGTCTCGGGGATGAAAGTGCGTGCGAGTCTCGAATTCCCGTTCGCGGGAGCCTGCTTGTGGGCTCCTGTTCGCTTGTACGGATGCGAGGAGGTAGGGATGCGGGGCTTCGGTTCCTTCTTTGGTTTGGCCTCCGCCTTTTCGGTCTTCCTGGACTTCGTAGCCATGGCGACCTCCTAGCGGAACGTGAACGGGTTCTCCGCGTTTCTCGTGACGGGCTTCGGCTTGAGTTCTGCGAGACCCTTCTCTACACTCGCGAGCCTGTCGGAGATGTCGCTGGACGCAAGGGGCCCCGAGGAAGCGACAGCGGCCTTCAGGTCTTCCACTTCCTTCGCGAGTTTTAGGACGAGGTCCTCCTGGACCTTCAAACGGTTGTCGAGTTCTTTCAAAGTCAAAGCCATAATCGCACCTCTCGGTTTAAAGTAGAAACTTTCAAGGATGAAAGCAAACGGTGAAACACGGGAAAAGGGCCATTAGACCCGCACGTTAGGTTGTATGTGTGTATTGTTAGTTTATATTGTTTTTGAAAACCATGGACCGTGTGAAAGCACCCCTCGTCTCGCGCGCACGCGCCGAGTAAAGAGGGTGTTATGGACATAGGTCTGTGAATGGTAAAACCTGTACAATGGTACTAAATCTGTTCTAGATTCTAGCATCTTACTCTTCTAGCTTCTAGAGTCTGTTTTGTTTAGGTTAGTATTTAGCTTTTGTTTTGCTTTTGTTTAGGTTAGCCTGTAGGTTTTATTTAGCTTTAATTTTGGTTTTGGTTTTTTAAAGCTAAACGAAACCCGTAGGTTTTAATTAGGTTTTGTTTTGGTTTGTCGTTTTTTAGAAACTTTTTATAAAAATTTTTACTTTTTTCTATTGCTTTTTTAAAAATTATTTTTTATCTTTCTTTGGAAAGAACCTTATCAAGGAGTAAAGATGGCCCAAGACTTCATCGTAAAACCCGTGCCCAGGCAGAAGGCCGAGCTGATCCCAGACCTGCAGAAGGCGTACTCGGAACAGCTCGGCGTCACCGTATCGCAGGCCGACGCCATCGGGCTCGCGCTCGCCAACGAACACAAGAGGCTGGCCGATGACACCAAAGTGGGTTAAGATATGGATAGCCGACCTCGCCATGCTTAACGACAGATTCCGCGACGAGAACGGGACCATAGACTTCGCAACGCTCGGACGCGAGGAGTACCTGTTCCGCATGGCCCTCGTGACCGGCGACCTCAAGAAGTCGCAGAGGGCCAGGGAAGCCTTCGACAAGGCGAGGAAGGCCTGCGAGGTGTCGCAGGAGAACGGATCGAGGGGAGGAAGGCCTTCTGGACCCATGCCAGCCGACAAGCAGCTCGTCTACGATTTCGCCGAGGCCGAGGGGCTCGACACGGCGGACGCCTACGAGTGCTGGAAGGCGACAATGGAACGCGGCGGAAAGACCGCTGACGGAAAGAAGGTCACGAGCTGGAAGGCCTACGTCAGGACGTGGTGCTCCACCAGGAAGGAAAACCGGAGGTCCGCATGAGCTACAGACTACTTACTCCGAACGAGAAGGCCATCAACAGGGACAGGGGCATGCAGCACCTGTGCTGGCTTCTCGGGCCTTCGATGTACTCGCAGTTCTGCCACGTACACGTCCACGACAAGGTGGACGGGCGCTACACGTGGAAGTTCCCGCAGGAGCGGGACCAGTTCTTCTCCACGTTTACGCCGGTGATGGAATACTTCGCGCAACGCTACTACACCGAAGGGAAGAATCCCGACAACCTGGACCATCCCGTCCGCATCGCGCTCGAATGGCACAACGGTAGACGGATAAAGGACGCATTCCTCAAGGCCTGGCCGGAAAAGGCGAAGATGCTGCCCATGGTGAAGGCACGCTGCGACAAGCTTGGTATCACACTCAACGTACCGGAGAGCGAATGGACAATATGAACTACGAGATTAAGAGCACGCGCTCGAACACCATCTTCACGGTGACGGGCGACAAGTCCAGGGCGTACCTCACGGTTTCAGGCGAGGCGTCCACGAACCGGAAGGTGCTCGCGGAGGTAGACCGCATCAGGCGCGGCGGGTCGGACTTCGCCACGGCGAAATGGACCGCCAACCAGCTCGCGCGGACATACTGACAAAATGCACAACTAATCAACAGGAGAAAGAAAATGAACATGGAAGACTTGAAAAGTCTCGAGGCCGAACACGACAGGGCGGTCCGCGAGGTGCAGAACGTGGCCGTGAACATCGCCGAGAAGGTGGTGGCCGGAGAAGAAGTCCCCGAGGCCATGCGCCTCGTATACAGGGCCGCGAAGGGCCGGGTGATCCGCGTCAAGGCGGACCTGGCGAGGGCTCTCGAGAACGAGTTCGAGACGGTCCTGCGCGGATAAAAATTTTTTACACGCTTTTAAAAAAAAACTATTGACAATACACTTACGCTAATGTATATTGTTTACATGTGAGGCGATAAAGCCCACGAAAAAAAAAGGATAGCGACATGAACATTCAAAAGACTTTCAATATTGACGAAAACGCAAAGTCCTGGACTATCGCAAGCGACGGC